TTTTAGTTGGTCTGGACGGAATCGGTTATTAAAACCAAAGAAACCAGAGTCCAACTCATCCTGCATTTGCGAGTCAGCTTGGCCATATGATGAAAATCTTGACATTATTTCTTTTTTTTTCTTAGGGAAGCCAGCTTACCCACGACGCATTGCACGTTTCATGGCCATAGGACGAGCCATACGCTGTCCTTGACCTCCAGCCATAGGACGGGCAGGAGGAAGACCCAGAGGGCTTCCTTGACGTGCTCCTGCACGTTTAACGGCCATTGGGCGTGCTTGGCGTGCCATCGGGCGTGCCATTGGGCGTGCTTGACTGGCTGCCTGCATTCCAGCGGGTGTATAAGGATACTTCTTTCCATTTACATTTGGCATATTATTTATTTTCTAGGTAGTTTACGTGATTAAGGATCTCACCAATTAGTTTCTTTTCTACTAAGTTAAATTCCTGTTGGTTTAATTTTTCTATAAATTCTGGGATTCTACTTTTCTCTATACTTTTGCACCCAGTCATCAATAATATCGCTATGCTTATTGTAACGCTTGGTAATAACTTCTTTAACATATTCGTCCCTTATCTTTAAGAGCAAAGACCCAATTTTTGGGAATGATATTAACAATTGGACAATCGTAGAAATCATTTATCTTTTGCTTTACCTACATTTAGTGCAAGCCAATCAATTATTTTATAAGCCTTAGATGCAATCCCATCATCCTTTGGAGTGGGTGTAAGTGCGGCAATAGCAGATGCTGTTGCTACAACCGAGGACAGTATCAACAAGATACCGTCCGCATTGGATACAATATATTTAATAATTTCACTCATAATAGTTCTTTGATTATTTTTACGGCAGAAGCGGCCATGTATGCTAGTGTAGCAATACCTACAAGCATACCTAAAATTTCATTATAATTATTAAGTTCAAAGGTAGCGATAAAGCCCCCTGTTCCTATGGTAGATTTGTAAACAATGTCGGTCATTCAAATTAAGGTTTTTCTGGAAAGTCTACTTCACCGTTCTCATCAATCCCATCTGTTAGGTCACGCAGGTCTTGGCGATATGCAGCCCAAGCAGCAAGTGTCTCTTCTGGAAGAGTAGTATCGTTTAGCTGTGTCCAATCGGATGCAGAAAGTAGACGATTACGCTCTGGTCGCAGTAATGCTTTCACGGCTTCTGGGTTTTCCATCCACTGCTTTACTTTAGATGAAACTACAGCTCCATCAACTATAAATAATCCTGCAATTGAATCCCCAACGATAGCTTGCTCGTCGGTTAGCTCTACGGATTTATATCCTTCTGGAATAAATTCCATTTCCTCTTTTGATACTTGCAGGACTCGCCCATTTGTATTGGTTAATGCGTATTTCATGATTTATTTATCTCTGATTAAATGAATAATTATAATACGTAGCTTACTGTTAAGCCGCCGTAAGTAGTGCCGTATCCTGTTGCTCCCACTGGAACTTGGATTGTTGTAGCTGAAACTCCTAAAAATACGCTAGTTCCTAATGTGGGAGCAGTTGTAGCAAGGCAGTTAATTGTAGCAAGGGTGACGCAGTCCCGAAATGCAAAATCCGCTAGACTAGTTAAACTGTCTGGAAGACTAATGGACGTAAGGTCTTGGCAGTTATTGAATGCAAATTTGTCAATTGTTTCAGTGCCACCAAAACTAGTTACGCTCGTTAGGTGATTGCAACCTCGGAAAGCCTCCCGTCCGATGCTAGTAACGCTGTCGGGAATGTTGATACTTGTGAAGTCAATGCAAAAAGAGAATGTTCTTACCCCAATGCTAGTAATGCCGTCGGGAATGTTGATGCTCGCAAGGCTTCTGCAGTTGTAGAAGGCAGCATCCCCGATGCTGGTGACGCTGTCGGGAATGGTGACGGACTGCAAACCAGTGCAGTTATTGAATGTTGATGTACCAATTTGGGTAACATTACTTCCAATGTAAACTGAACTTAAAGCCGCAGTATCGGGAAAAGTATCTACACCAGTAAGTGTAAGATTCCGAGTCTGCACTACTCCCGACTGAAAATCTGTAGTATAGGGGTAGTTGATTGCCCCTAGCGAGTCACGTGCTGCTGCGTTATCTGCACCCCGTAGGAAAGCGTCTATGTCTGTTGATACTGTAATGTTTGCCATAATGTTATGTATTTAAGGTTGAGCGTAGGCGTTGTAAGCTGCATTAATGTAGATGTCGCCCGCTGCGTCGCTGTAATGATTGACATCGGGATCTGGAGTTGGGAGAGTTTCTATGCTGTCTGAACCCAATGCATTAAACCCATGAATTGGGGATATCATGGATTCCTGCATCAACCCGCCAAGAGAAGTGAGCTGCTCAGACACCATTAGTTAGTCAGTTCAGATGCAAAAATAATGGCTGTGCCAGTAGCAGCTATGAACTTTGCTACACGGGCAGCTTCTACGCTAAGTGTATAAGCACGACCCGCATAAAGCTTATGGCCATTTGTGCTAGTAGCAGTTGATCCATCAATCGTCATAAATAGATCATTGACTTGAACATCAAAAGAAATAGCTTTTGTACTGCGATTAAATGCAGCAAAAACAGCAGGTGAAACGGTTGAGGGGCTTAATCGTTGCGATGTAGCACCTAAAGTTGGTTTTAGGTATAAGTTAGTAATATATGAGTTCATGATTTATCGGGATTGTCTATTTACGTAAGTTGAAATCTTTCTTCCAATTGAATTGTTATTGTTTATATTATCAAGCTTGCCAAGCTCTTGATCTAAATATTCTCTAGCAATTTGTTCTTCAACAATGGCCTTTTCATTTTGACCATCCATCCGAAGGAAATCAGCATAAACAGCATGAGCCATGAAATAGAAATACTCCAACGGAACACCGCTTGTAAATACAATTGTAGGAAGTTCTAACTTGTAAGTCACATAAACATCAGTGGAGTTAGACGGCTGAATGTTCATGATATGAGCACCACTTGCCGTTACAAAATAATTATACTCAATTTCCGAGTTACGATTAAATGGTTGATTCCTGTGAATCCGTAAAAACTCACCAACATTTCGCATTTCCGTTTGGTTTGTCGGTACTACGCCATTTGCACCAACAGTACGAGCTTCACCAACTACCAAATACCGAGGCCAATACTCACTTGCATCGTAAGCTTGCCGAAATCGTCGGTTAGTAAAATTTATAATGTAGCTTTCTTCTTCGGAGGTAAATTTATTTACCCCTGCAAGAGATTGAACTAAAGTAAATAAAGTTTGGTATGTTTTTGTTTGCACTAGATTTTATTTGCACTCAAGTCAGAGTACACTCTGGAGTAATATTGTATAAATTCTTTAGAATGAACATGGTCAGCACCATATTTTTTGATCATTCTGAAATAGTCGCGGGCTGGTATTGTAGCCACGCATTTTCCTAGAACTGGATGCGTTTTGCCCCGTTCCTCGGATGCTTCTTTACGTGCAGTATTGCGGCGTAAGTGCTCAGTAGCCCTTTCTTCCTCAAAATTGCGGTTCACTTCATCAACAAATGCAGCATCAATTGCTTGTTGTGATATTTCGTGAGGTTTGCTTAAAATTTCCATAATAAAAAGGCAGGGGGGACATTGAGTCCCCCCAGCCAGAATTATCTACGCTTGGCCACGGATAATGCCGTGAGCCTGTGGGTGGTAAACACCGAGGGTCAAAGCACAATCAACGATACCACGCTCACCACCACCGAGATTAGGCAGACGAGAAGTTCCCATTGGGATCAGCTCATGTACACCATAATACTCTGGGTTTACGAGAAAACCAGAACCCTTATTGGCAGCAGCACCGAACTTCGGCATGCAGACAGGGTTGCCGTTTACGATGGAAACGATACCATGATCACTTTGGTAAAGCTCAACGGACAACTTAATGTCAGCAGAACCACCATCGTAATTCACAGTACGAACCGAATCAGCATCAGTGCCGCTAACACCAGCAAGGCGAGCGAAATCACTGATTGTGCGACGGAGACCTGTGTTAGCCACAAGCGTAAGACCATTGCTTACTCCATTAACATCAAAGATGCTGGAGATAAGGTCATTAAATGCACTCTCATTGAAGGGAGTAGCAGTGTCTTGTGCTTGGCTATAAACACTCGCTTCTGGAGTTTCAAATCCAGTAGGTACGCCAACGCCAGCCGCAGGGGCAGCATCAATGTACGAAGCAAGACCATTCATCTTGTAGGGAGTACCGACAGCAGCTTGATCCTTAACGTTCTGAGAGCAAAGAGTTGCTTCAATGTCACGTTTAAGTTCACGAATTGCTTTAGCTTCAGCTTGGGCAATCTTAGCAGGTCCGACAGAATCAACTGAATCTTGTAGCTCAGATACACGATAATCACGACGGAACTTCTGTGTGAAGTTACCCATGCGAGCACGTCCAGCGAACTGGTCAGTAAATGTAGTTACATCAACACCTTCTTCAATACCTGTGGTTACAGGTGCAGAGAGAGTGTCAACAGTCCATTCTGTGTTAGTAGCAGATGCTTTCTTTTTAGAAGCACCAGAAAGGATAGGAGTTTCTTCGGGAGCGAGGATGGTCAAGACATCAGTCAAGTCCTCACGATTGGAAACAGCCGATCCGTTGTTTGTTGTGTCATATGTGTTTGAAAACGCCATAATATTTTATTTATTTATTGATTAACGACTTAGTTGTGCAGTTCTTAGTTTGATAAAATCACTAGTGCCACCAGTTGAACGGTAAGCGTCTTGGGTTGTCTTAATGTTTTTATGTCTCCGACTTGTTGGTTTTTCACTCTTTGCCGCCGTGTTGCTTACGCTCTTCGGTGGGTTGAGGGATTTTGATGGTTTAACCGTTTCCGTAGGTTCTACTAATTTACGTTCTCCATAAATGCTATTTGCAGCATGAGCCAAGATATATGGCATTTGTGCTTTCAGCGTTGGATCAGCGTTCTTCAATGCTTCCGTTAGACGCTTATCACCTAGCATGGCTTTATAGCGTTTATTAGTTTCATTGTCATCAGTAGATGTCCAAGGAATTTCTTGTCTGATTTTATCCTCAAAGCCCTTTTGCATTTGTTGGCCTTGAGCCACGTTACGCAAGTTTTGAACTTGTTGAGGAATATGCCGCTTCTGTGCTTTGCGTGCATTTTTAAGAATATCCCGAACTTCAGTTTTAGTAACACTCTTACCATCCATTTCGGTAACAATGTCCCTAGCGGAATAGTCATCAGACTCAAACAATACATCTTCAGCCCACCCAATCACATCGTTAATTTCCTTAACTTTGGACTGAATGTCTTTCATGTTTGTTAAATCCTTGTACGGATTTTGGTCAATATCTGACATGCTGACTGGTTTCTGCGACTTCTTTTGAAGCTGCGATTCCAATTGCTGGATTTTTTCCTCCGCTTGCTTACGACGAGCTGTAAGTTCACCAAAGCGTTTTACCGCCCGAGAACCTAGCTTATCAGAAAGCTCACGGAGTTCTTCCTCCGTCATATCATCTAAATCAACCTGTGAAGGAACATTAGCTTTGGCTTCCCCTTTATCCTCCGATACTGCGTCTTCTTTGGCTTCGGGTTCTTCCTCTACTACATTATTTTCTGGAGTTCCACCAGATACACGGAGGTTAATAAAATCCTCCGCTGACATATTGTGAGAAAGTTCTTGTGGAACGGAAGTTTCCTCTACGGATTCTTCTGCTACATTTACTACTTCCTCTGTAATCGCTGTGTTTTCGGAATCAGCGGTCTCCGTTGTGATTTGATCTTGTTGCATATTTGTTTCCACTCCTTAACGCCGAGCGAAGGCGATTTTTATATCTTATCACACTTAGCAAGTTAATCTTGCAGAAGGTGCTTCATATCGGAATATTCTGTAATTTCCAATAATTGGTCGTAGGATAAAATGCGACCAGAGATTTGTTGAATTTTATCTGTACTAGCATCATGCAAGTCAGATATACATTCATCTTTTAAAGTTTGAACAAACCCCATAAAACGCAAAAATGCATCTTGAGTTTTTAGGAAGTCAATATCAGTGTTAATATCTTTCATTAATCCTGTGCTGTCAGTTTAAGTAATTCTTCAGAGACCTTTTCCATGCGTTTACGGATTCCGCCAATACCTTTGGCTTCAGCGTTACGGTATTCATCATTATCAAGGTACTCTTTTGCTGCTGAGGCGAAATCTCCCTCATTGATGTAATCACGGGTGTCGGGGCTATCCCCAATTGATCCACGGAAGTGCTCACTAAATAAAGCGTCACGAAGTGAATCTGGATAAGTGTCAAAATCTGGCAACATATCACTGATTGACTCAAGCCTTACACGAACATCTTCATCAAGGAATGCTTCAGCTTCCTCTTCGCTTATCTTGCTACCCTCCTCAACATCTTCACCGTAATGCCCGAATCCAATGGTAAAGAACTCCTCGGTGTCATCTGGCTTGTATGCGTCTAGCTTCAAACCTTCGGCTTCCCGAATAATGCCCTTGAATTTCTTAAGCAACATATCGTCGCCACGTTTTTTTGCGTATTCTGTTCTTGTGAGATTGTCGGCCATATTATTGATCAGTCATTGTTTGAGTATTCATTCCACCCATTGCAGATGGAGTAGTTCCAATTTTACCAATTTCAGCATTTTGTGCTTGTTGGAGTTGGAAGTTATATTGTTGTGCGTACTTCTCCATACGAGCCTTGAATCCTTCATCGCTTTGTAGGCGTTGCATAATGTCTGGCTGTTGGACGTATTGCTGAATAGCTTGTAGGGCAAACTGAGCACCATTTGGACGTGCAGGAACTTCAATCCCAGCGTAGAGCTTAGATAGATCATCAGTAATTTCCATACGAATGTCTTCCTGTGCTTCTTTGGCTGGCATAAGCATACCATCGGCAAGAACAGGATCAATAGCACTGGCAGAAAGCTCAAGCAAGCGATCCATACTTAATCGTCCATTACGATCCATTTGAGACAAGGCAAGGAACTGTTGTAGCTTTTTTTCCTGTGTTTCTGGATCAGTATTTAGTACATCATAGGTTACGATAACGTCATAGTCCTCAGTAGCATCACCCTTGTCCATGACTTGTGGATCAGAACCAGTAACCTTAAAGAACACTTCGTCTGGGCCAAATCTCTGAAAGCACTTATATGCTAACTTCAATACTTCCGCCGAATGATTCAAGAATTTATCAATAAGGAATTGCTTCTTAGTTTGTGCAATAACCGAATCATCAAGACCAACAAGACGATCCGCTTGTGCTTCTAGTGTTGATTCAATCTCAATAGAGCCACTTGGTGCTGGTGGTGACGGTGCAAATTCAATGTCACCCTTGCGGCGATACGGAATAAAGCGTCCAGGACCATATTCACGGGGAGCTTGCCCTTTAGGGTGCATTAGAGGCGGTAGTGTTGCCCAACTGTTGCGGTCAACACGTGAGTCACGCTCAATTTTAACTTGATTCTGAATGCCACGAAGCAATGAAGGAATTGTATTTGTATCGTAGAGGCGTTTGCTGTCCTCTGATAGCTTAGTAACTACCACTGGGTAGTCTTCGTATCCATTCATCAACTCAAACTTAGCGTAGGGCTGTACCTCTGTATCTGAAGAAAGTTCACGATGGAAGATTGTTTCGTAAATTCCTTCCGCACCGTCTTCTTCGTCAATTAGACGCTGATAACCATGAACAATTTCAATGAGTTCTTCTGCTTGATAGACGGAAGTGGACATTGTACTGCCTGTAACTTGAGATCCAATTTCGTTACGCTCAATGCTACTAGCATTTACTCCACGATAATGCTGAATAACATAATCAACGAAGTTTTCGTCCCATCCATCAGTAATAACTTTATTTTCAAGCTCCTGTGCAGTGTAATAAGTACGCCAGAAACAAAAAGGAGCACGCTGAGGATCAGTTACATAAGAAGGAAAGAAAAAATCACCATCTGGGGCAAGAGTTCTGACTTCTGGAGCGTTTACCTGCCGTCTGATTACTGGAAGTTCAGCAGTTCCGTTTTTACGGAGTTCAAGAACAGCTTTTTTGGCACGTCTCTTTGTCAATCCATCAAAAGCAAGCATTAGGGATTGAATAACGGACTCATCTTCGTATCCACCCATGAACATGTCCATAGCTTCTTGCGAGTGACCAGCAATTTGTTCAACTGTAAGTTTTTGAATAATCCGACGATCTTCCCTGTGCCACCCTACATAAGTAATTAGAATGCCACGCTCCAGTAGGTAATTAGCACCTAGCTCCATCTCCTGCTTGAAGCGAGGAATGTATCCAGAGGAAACCATCCACTTAAGGAAGCTGGAGACCATCTTAGCACGCCCCATGTCATCACTGGACACTGGGAAAGCCCGAATATTAGCTCTAGTCAAAGAAGCAATGAATAATGCAACAAAACGAGTAATACGCTCATCAATAACATGGCTCTCCATATCGGATGCACCTTCCCAAGGAAACGCATCAGCACCATGCTTGCGAAGGTCGGGACTCTTACCCGCCCAAAAATTACGCCTATCATCATAGGACGAACGGCAGAGGTCAAAAAATGCTGACAGTTCCGTTTGAGTTCTTTCGTAAGCGTTACGTAGTACCGTTACGCTGGGTTTTTTGCTGACATAAGTCAGATCTTCCGAAATAATTTTATTGTCCATACTTAGTAAAGATATATTAACATATATAGCAATATATTACTTTGATTTTCGCATTGAAGGAATAATATGGTGATATTGAGTCGTATTATGCAAATTTTCCGCCTGTATATAGATGTATTTACCTGCTAAATGCTTTGCAATGTTCAGCTTTGCACGAACAACAACAGTTGTCAACAGTTCTGGAACTTTTGCAAGCACAAAGTTAGGGTTAGGCATCACTCGTAATACTCGCCCCCTATAAATGACGGGAACTGGGATCAATGTATCAAAAATGCTTTGACCATGTTCATTAATCCAAGTGTTTTGTCCCTTACCAGTGATCATTTCTTCTTCAAGATGATCAAATGCAATTTCCTTAGCTTTTTCAAAAGAAATATCAAATTCTTCTGCGATTTGTTTTAATTTTTTCTTCATTAGTATCCACCTTCTCCAACTCTCGTGACTTGTAACGAGTTATAAGAGACAAAATCTGGGCCACGTCCGTCATTCGCCATTCGGAAATAACGAATAAGGTCAAAGAAATCCTTTAAACACTCATCCATTTTTCCATTAGCATTATAATGCACTAAAGCATCAATTAAATTGCCGCAATCCGAGTGAATAAAGCACCTTGGCTTATTCGCTAAATCAATTTTGGCGTTTTCGTTGTAGTCAAACCATTCATCAAGGCCAATAATGCCCTCTCTTTCCCTTTTGCCGCTAGATGGAACAAAATCCATCCCACAGTCAGAGAATGATAAAAATAAATCTTCATTGTTTTCATTTTCCCTAGCAAAATAGCGGGAATCACCAATCCTTTCAAAGACATCTATATTCTCTTCTTCTTCAATTTCTTTGAATAAATTGCAGTACCCAGCTATATCGTAACCAATCTTCTTAGAAGCGGGTCCGAGTCTCCATCTGGGATCTCCAAAAATAGCCCACTCCCCGTATGAGTCCATATCTGGCCATTCTCTCTTAATGTAAATGTCGCCATCCTCATTAACTGCACCCCAGATTGCGGAAAAGTTTCTGTTTCCAGCGGGGTCAACTACTTGGTAGCAAGTGTACTTCAACTTATCCGAAATGTCGGGGAACTTCATCCCGTACATATTCGGGGTGTCGCTTAGTACATTTACTGACAGGCTGAACTTAGGCAGCAAGGAAGTCATGCTTCTTACTGGATACCCATAAGCTCTGCATAGAATCTGGTCTTCGCTGGATTTTTGTATGTCCTTCTTAATTCGTTCGTAACCACCAAAGGGGTTTTCGTCTGAATGCAAGTAAACAACACCAGCATCACGGGATGGGCTGTACTGCTTAACGGGCAACTCCCTGTCATTAAGTAGTTCCGCCTTCCTTGTCTGAAGTGTCTCTGCTCCCTTTAGGTACTCAGCTACAAAGGATGTATATCCATCAATAGGGGTAAAGCCTAGAAGCATCTTACTATCTCTAGTAGCCAGACGAAACCTAAGAGTGTCTACTAAAGAAGCATCACCAAGGTACTCATCAAGCCAAGCACCAATATTTAGATCATGGTTCTCTTTGAATCCAAACTCAAAACCCTCCAAGATTGTCTGATTATTGCTGAACTGGGTATAGGTCTTAAAATCTACACGGGTTCTGGTGTCTGGAAAGATAAATGAAGAGCCAGTAAATCCATTCTGCATAGAGAAATTAATATAACCCTCAATACTTTTTGTTTTCTTTCGGAACTCCTTGGGCATCATCTCCCAGATAGCAGCCTGTTGTACTTTAATAGAAGTATCAGCATTCTGGGAAAAGCATACAATATGCCCATCCTTCTTGGTGGTGACGGCTTCCATAATAAGTTTTGCACATCCAGTGGTCTTTCCGCTACGATTCCCCCCGAATGTAATGACTTCATTGTATTCCTTCAATGCCTCACGAATCCTGCTCCATCCAGCCAAATCAAACCCAGAACGCAATGGATCATTAATAGAAGCTTGAATAAGCCCCTCACGCTCACTATGGAACTTCTTTAGAAACTCTGGGTCTTTTTCGCCCAGCAATACAATCTCCTCATCAGTAGGGGATTCAACCAGTGGGTGTGGTGTAAAGGTAAGTTCCATACTAATCAATAAGTAAAAATAAAAATAAACAAGCAATCAAACTACCGAAGAAGAAGTACATATTAATAAAGCTAAAAATCGTTTCCATATTCTAGTCTAGTTTACTTGACTTGGTTTTCTTTGACAACAGTGGTGCTTTGGGCTTCTTACTCCAATCAATGTCCCCGTAGTTCTTACGCTGCTTCTCTTGGTTGTGTCCCTTGCGTGGACCGCTTCCCTTAGTGCTCATCTGCTTCAACTATATCGTTGCCAATTTGATAGAATGCTTCACCTATGCTCTTTGGGTGATACGCTAAGGCGTGTTGCATACGGCACATCAATTCTGCCATTTGATGTGCAGTTAGATCATCACCTTGAGTGCTAAGCGAAATAATTTCTTCGTGCTGTTCAATTGTTATCTTCATGATTTATGTCTGGGTACTTTCTTGTTTGAATCATCCATCTTCATCGCTAACTCCAAAACCATACGCTCGCTCCAGCCAGCAAATGGTCCACGCATAAAGACTTGAGTAAGGTCATCAGAGTCCCATTCGTAATACTTCTTAAGGGTTAGCTCAATCCAATGGTCAGTTACTAGCTGCCATTCATTCAGTGCTTCATGGTGTCTGCTCATAAGGTGTCTGTTTATATATCTTTAACGTGTCGCTATGAATCCTGTATTTCTATCACTTCCGCTACCTTAGCTTCCTCTATACGCTTCCTAGCTGCACTTAAAGTTTCATTGAAGTCCTCAATAGTATAGCTGTGCTTGCTTTCCACAACTGTGGATGATTCCCCACGGGCAGTAAGGGCTTCCCTGCTAGCATTAGCCTTAGCAATGGACAGCTCCTTGAGATCCCGAAAACTGACCTGCATTTCTGGGTCAGTGTCCATCCGTTCACGGACTTTCTCAATTAGGTCTTCCTCAAGGCTACTAAGGTTCATGTAGTTCTTTGCTGATAAAGTACCGCTAAGTTCCTTAAACGTACCCATAGCATCAGCATAATCAGTCAATACGCTAATAACAGTCTCACGACCGAACCCATATTTCTTAACGATTTTAGTCTGGGAACTACCAGTGCTAAATAAATAAAGTATTTCAGCCACCTTTTCGGGGGCATAGCGGCTAAGACTTTTTCGCTGAAGGTTTTCCTTCTTGTCTCTTACCTTGCTTATCTGCTCCGAAATACGTTGCATCAATGCTTCCTTATCTTCTTGTGACATATCCGCACATTAACACAACTTATATAGTTGTCAAATTAAAGAATACCCTATTCAATTGCTTGACACGACTAAATGGGGTGTATACCATAAGGCTACCAAGCCAGAGGGAAGTTCTTATTGCTACAAAAAGAATAAATAAAAGAAATAAATTGCCATGACTAGGATACCTTAAGGTATACATCCTACGGAATGGGTACTGGTTTGAGGGGAAAACCCCCTATGAGGGCTGAATTTTTTTGAGAGGTACTTAATATATAACTATTAGTAAATAAAAAAAAAATAA